TTTCATGGTTTCGAATGTGTTTAAGAAGATTCCCTTTATTCCTTCCCATACCGTGCTGGCAGCTTCCTTAGCTTTGTTCCACGCCCCAGCCCAATCACCTTCGAATACTTTAATGAACATTTGGATGACATCCTGTATGGCTTTAATAGCGGTCTCTACAACGATCTTGATATTGTCCCAAGTCCCTTTAAATAGACGCTTTACAACGTCAAACGCTACTTTGAAAACCGCTGTAATCTCATCGCCCCACTTGTCCCAGAACGATTTAATGCTTCCAAAGATAGTCTTGACTACGGAGTAAATACTATTAAAGATCGTTTCGAACGCCGTCTTTACAAGGGTAAGGTACTCATCGAACGTCTCCTGTATGGTGCCTCCCCATTTATCCCAGAAAGCCTTGATGTCATTAAACAGGAACTCGATTACGTCTTTGATCGCATTTATTATGGTATCGAATATGTTTTTAACTACGTCCCAAGTTGTCTTGAAAAACTCTGTAATCTCAGGTCCCCACTTGTCCCAAAACGCCTTGATCCCTTCGAAGGCAGCCATAACGACTTGTTTAATAGCATCAAACACTACTGATGCAGCCGATTTGATCGCTTCCCATACTGCTAACACTCCGTCTCGGAATGTTTCGTTTGTATTGAACAAGTATACGAATCCAGCGGCTAACGCAGCTACTGCAGCGACTATCAAGCCGATAGGACCAGTTATCGCGGTGAATACAGGACCAAGCTTGCCGAAAATAGATATCAGCGAACCTACGCCCATCGATATCTGCCCGAATACCATGAGCAATGGACCTATCACAGCAGCTATCCCGGCGATGACCAAGATTACTCTCTTAACGCCTTCGTCCAAGCTATTAAACCATCCTAACAACTCGGCTACCTTTTGAGTGATCATAGTTAAAACTGGTTGGAGCATCGTGCCCAATTCAGCCAATGCCTGTTGTAGATCGTATTGGGCGTCCGCATTTGCGATAAGCTCTTTGTTATTCTCACGATACAAATCATTTACTTCGGACAGCCCTGATTTAGCAAGGAAGTCCAATATATATTGCTGTTCAGTTCCGTTTTCGTTGGCTTTCTCTAACCCCTCATTGAAGTCATCAAGGTTATAACCCAAACGCTCAAGCATCTCCGCAAACGGTCCTATCGCCTCGCCTGTTGCGAGAGTCTCTTGTAGCCCGTCTGCTAGTCCCTCGATCTTTAGCGTGTCAGGAAACTTGATTACAGCGCCTGACAAAGCGTCAAGGGCTTGCTGCATCTCGTTATCTTTGAATCCTGCTTCTAGCAAGTTTGATAGGGCTTCAACGTTGGAATCCGTCTCACCTGTAACGGCGTTGAGTTCCCGTAATGAATCACGAGTAGACTCTAGTCCCGCTCCTGCAGCAATAGCATTTGTTTCAAGCCTAGCCATGTCTTGTCGTAGTTCTGCTGTGCCTTCTGTGGCTAATGCAGCTATACCTAAGAGCGGTGCTGTGATTCCAACCGCCATACTCTCGCCTGCACTCTTAAGACCTTCGCCAGCTGACTTCATTTTGTCTGCTGCTGACTTTGCTTCCTTGCCCATCTCTTCAAGGCTGTCGCTAGTCTTGCCTACTTGTGTCTCGAATCCTCTTAACTCTTGTTCAGTCTTGGCGATCTCACGTTGAAATGCACGGTACTGCCCTTCGCTTATTGCACCATTTCTGAACTGCTCGTTGACTTGCTCTTGTGCTTTCCTGAGACGGTCCAATTTATCAGTGGTATTTCCGACTGCATCGCTCAACAGCTTCTGTTTCTGCGCTAATAGTTCCGTGTTGGTCGGATCTAGTTTCAGCAAGCGTTCAACTTGTCGCAATTCTGACTGAATATCACGAGACTTTCTGTTTACATCTGATAAGGCTTTCGATAGCCCTGTTGTTTCAGCTCCGATTAAAATATTAATGCCTTTTATCGTCTCAGCCATCTACTCACCTCCCATAGAATGCATCGATGTCACTTTGTTTTGCTTTGCGTGGTTTGTCGTTTTCTACTCCCGAGAAGCACTTAGCAAGATCAATAAGATCAATCGATCTTAATTCGTTAATCTCTGAGAAACTTAAACCGACTTTCTTACCAAGAGAAAGGAGTGATATTTCTATCCGCTCCTCTTCTCGGTCATTATTGGATTGCCCCTTTGACTCCGGAACGAAAAAAGCCGTCTGCGGCTTCCTCCAAAGCGCCTTTTAAGAAAGCTGGGTCGGCAATATCGATACTTTCCAATGTTCCAAGCCATTCCTCGAATGGAGGAAACGTTTTGCCGAATGCGTCCGCTCGTGCCATTGCCCAAACCATTTGCAGAATAGACAACACATCAAGGTTGCTTGGGTCATGTGCGACTTTTTCGAGTTTAGCGAGATCTCCAAGTAAGTCCGTTTTGAATTGCTGCTTATAATACAAAAGAGCCACAGGCGTGGCTCTCACTCGTACTTCTTGTTCTCCAATTTTTAATACACGCATTAAGCGCCACCTCCAGCAGTCGGCGTATAAACCGCTCCAAAGAAGCCGTTAAATGCCGTTGCGTTTGTATCACTTAATTCCATGTCGGCTTTTACAATCATCTTTCCGTCAATATCGATTGGTGAAATTGTTACACTCAATGTGTCAGCAGTTACCTCAACCGATTCGCCTTTGGTTGTCAGTTCTTTCGATGGTCGGCTTGCAAGGCAATCGTAATATACGAATCTGCGGTTCTTGGCATCGCCTTGAACTTGTCCCAGCAAAGCGAACTTTTTTGGAATAGCGTTTGAGATTTCAATTAATGCTCCGTTACTGTCGATTTCCCAACCCAACATTTCAGCCAAGATCGCATCAGGGATAAGAGCCATTTCAAGTTCACCTGTATAGCCGTTGTTGCTGTTTACAACGAAATACGCTGTGTTGTCTGCATAGAACGTTGAGGACTCACCTTGTGGCTCAGGAGACCAACCTACTGCACCAGGAATCGGTACTGGTGTTTCCCATCCATCTTCTGCAACAAAAGCAATATGAACCTTTTCAAGACCAAACGTAACTTTATTCTTAGACATTCCCTCAACCTCCTATGAGTTGAATTTCATATATGACTTGGCGAAGCTTTTCGGATTCTAGCCAAGATTCTGTTTTGCTATATGGAATACGCAATTCCTTAAACTTGTCTTGGATGAGTTTCTCTTGTGCTGGTTCCTTCTTGGTGGTGTATAACTCAATCTGATAATTGCTGATATCGACATAGTTGTGATTGTCAGCGTTCATGTCACTGCTGTAAGCGAACAAATAAGTGATGAACGGAGGGGAAGGTGATTTTTTAAACTCGCCATATGAAACTGGCATGCCTAAAGACTGTAATTGCTCGAATAACTCAGCTTGTGTCATGTTCACCCTCCGTTCTCAATGATTCGCTTAATGTCGCTTTGTAACTTGGCGCTGTTCTTATCATAGGCGGGTCTCATGTGTGGCTTCCCGCTAACTCTACCGCCGTTTACCTTGGCATGACCGAACTCTAGGAGATGGACTAAAGTAGGTTCTGACTTGTTCCAAATGATTCTCGTTGTTTTTCCTCCTAGATCCCGAGCGGTCTTTCTGAATCCTCTGCGGTATCTTCCGCTTTGAACAGGAGAGTTTTGTCTGACATCTTTAAGCATCTCGTCTGCTACTTCATCCACTTTGAGTTCTATTGCGTCTTCGATGTCCTCTGTGTACTTTTGAACAGCTTTGGTGATCTCTTTGGCGAGATTATCAATTGCGATCTTAGCCATCAGCTGCCACCTTCTCACAGGTCAATTCGATCTCTTCAAAGTCCACAGCGTATGTTCTTATGACACGGTATTGGGCGTCTTCGAAACTGACTAACTTCTGACCACTGTACTCATAACCGTGAACCGTGAACACTAACTCGGGACGTAATCCACTTACGGCAGCATTATAAAACTCCGACCTTCCTACAGAATTTAATCTGCATAAGATCGGAGTCTCGATTGGGTCTGATTCAATTGGATTGCCGATGTCATCATACTCGATGGTGGGAGCGATTAAGATTAACTCGTGATCGTAATTCATGACTTAGCCCCCACATGCAGCATGAGGTTGTGCAAACGGTATTGAAGATGCCTCGGCATTGCTCCTGATTCATCACGACTTTGATATCGCCATGAAGCATAGTCCACACAAAAAAGAAGATGATAGGAATTGTCCGCTTCTAACGTCAATCCCTTTTCATCCTCTAGTTCCTTTACTACACTCTGTACAATCGCTGTGAGATATGTGTCTCTTATTGTGGTTCGAATACCTAAGCGCTCTTTGACGAGCGCCGTAACTTGTTCGATATCCATTGAGCACCCCTCCTATTGTTACGCTGGCGTGCCTGGATCTCCCTTGTCACCTTTCGGTCCTTGCGGTCCAGCTGGCCCTTGTGGTCCTGCGGGTCCTGCAGGTCCCGTTGCTCCTGTTGCGCCTGCAGGTCCAGCTGGACCAGCGGGTCCTGTTGCCCCTCTGTCACCTTTTGGCCCCGCCGCTCCCGCGCCGCCTGTTTCTCGGATTACTGTAGCGAGTTTTCCTGTTGTCACCGCATCTACCACATAGCCAAAGCCAGTATCTGCAGCCACAACCGTTCCGCCCGCTCCAGCTGCAACATTCGAACCTGCAGGAATGTCCCCGCCAGCTTCGATTACCCATGTTGGGCTTTGAACGATGTTTACTGTTACTTCTTGATCTCTTACAAGTGTGCCAGTCGATCTAAAATCAGGCTTTCCCCCTGCAGGAGTTGCTGCAAGGGTAATACCACTAGGTCCTTTAGACTTTGTTAGCAATCGATTGGCGGGAACGTTTTCAGCCATCTTTGCCTTGATTTTAGCCATTAGGATTGCACACCTCCTGTAAGTGTGATTACTACGAAGTAGTCATTGTAGATCGGCTTACCGTCATAGCGAGCAGTACCTTTGAATACTGTTTGATCTTCAATGAAACGCACATCAGTAGATACAGAAAGTTGAACACCACGACGCTCACCCAACAGATACTTTTTGAAATCACCCATGATGATCTTATCTGCAGGAGCGTATTGGCTGAATACTACACGAGTACCATCAGGCAAGCGTGGAGATTGAGCCGTTTGAACAACAAGTCGACCATCAGCCGTTGGCAAGAATGTTTGTGGTGCAATGCGGGAGTAGTAAGTCGAACGCTTCATAACTGCGATAACTTCACCTACTGGCACACCGTCTTCACCATCATCGATAAGAGCCATGTTGCCTACGATATTACTAATTGTGCCATCACTGTTCACATTGCGATCTGTGACGCTAGTCAACGCTGTGATAATACCAAGTGGCTGTTTGCCAGTTGTTCCTGTGCCGACCAAGATAGCCTTATCCAGTGCTTTACCGATTGCCATAGCCAAGCGAGTCTCAATAAAGTTTGCAAGGTTAATCATTGCATCTTCAAGAATTGCGTTACTTACAGGAATGAATCCACCGACTTTCCAGCCGTCTAATTCTGTTTGGCTGAATCCTGTTGCAAGTTCTTGTACTGGATCAACCATCTCTGTCCAAATGGCTTCTGGGATCGCACCATCCATGATAATTCGTGCTGTGCCGTTAAGCTGCTCAACCGTTACTTCGTTATAGAGAGTGGAATAGTCACCAAGACGTTGTTGAATCATATTGATTACAGTCTCGGGAATAACAATATCAGTGCCGGCAAGAGCACGCTTATCCTTTACTGCATTTGCTACTGTTGCGTAAAACTCACGTACTTCGGGTTGATTTAAACGGTCCAACATTTGACCACGTGTTTCGAATTTGTTATCTTTCATTCTCAGTTCGCCCCCTTGGGATTGTTTTTGTCTTTCACTTACTTCTGTAGGTTGAGTGATTACAGGAGCCTTGTTGTTCATCTCCTCTAACTCACTTTCAAGTTCAGCAATTACGCCTTCAAGTTTGCTTATTTCTTCTTCAAACTCGTCTTTTTCGGTTTCGAGTTGACCGATGCTTTCCTCTACTGCTGCAATTTCCTCATCTGTTTGTGCCTCGTCTATAGCTGCTTCAAGATCCGCTGTCCGCTTCTCCAGTTCTGCTTCACGCTTCATCAATTCTTCGAGTGCTGATTTACGTTGATTAAGCTGTTTTGCTTTCATCACTTGTTTCAAAGACATTATCTTTTCACCCTTTCTTTTAACTGTTGTTTTCGTTGTTGCAGCTGACGATCTTTGTGTTGCTCCACCTCAGCTTTACGGGCTTGTACACCTGTATCTGCATAGGCGGGAAACGTACATACAGAAACTTCGTGTAGATCTACCTTGCGAATGGTCCATTTGATTGAACCGTCTTCACGAAACTCTGTATCTTCTTGAAGGATGTTGAACCCAAATGAACACTGGTCCACATCTCCACGCTTCACGCGCTCATATATGTTCACTGCATCTGTATCATTTGGGTTAATCTTGACACGTCCCCACAGCCCGTGTGAGTCCGCTTTGAGCTCCAATGTTCCCGACTTATTACGACCTAGCACCAATGTGGTATCGTGGTTAATTAAGGCGCGTACATCGTTACCAAGCGTCTCTGAGAATGCCTCGGGTGCTAATTCTTCATAAGCGCCTCGCCACAACTCCGTTTGTCGGTTGAACACTGCAAAGTAACCCTCAATATACATCTCATTGTCTTGCTCTGATCGTGTTTGAAGTTGCGTTTGTAAGCTTCGAGTTACTTTCTGATCCCTATCCATCGTCCTCACCTCCTTTGGGATTCAACTTTTTCTGATCTCCTATCATGCTTGCAGGAATAAAGTTCTCTAGGATGACCAGTTCATTGAGTCCTTCTTTCGGGGACATGCCCATCCAATCCCGAACCTCGTTGCCTTCCATCAAGCCACGAATGTATAAGCTACCACCAACCTCGGCTAACTCCTTAAGGTCATAGGCGTATAAGGAGCGTGGATTGAATTTGAAATATAACTCATCTGAAAACAGAAGCTTTCTCGTCAACTCTTGAACAATGCCTTGTGCGAGTGGAAGAATACGAGTGTTAATAAATGCGTTGTATTCATCCTTTTTGAAATCACCCACACCAACGAAAAAAGCTGGCACTCCAATGAGCCCAGCTACTGTTCTTTTATCCAGTTGTACTGCATCGTTTATGGCGAGATCATTCAGGGATAGCGGCTTAACCTGTTCAACTTCAATCATCTCTGCAGGCACTATCCACGGCTGTCCTGCTTCTGAGCGTTTAAGGTACATATCAAATACTTTGTCTCGCCCTTCCTCGCTTGATAGTTCCGCTGTATTAGCGTCTACCTTAACGATCAGGCTTGGCATGTACTTGCCACTCATAAAGCCCTTCTTAGTCGCTGTGGCTTGCTTTAAGTTGTGTACGATGTCTTTTAGAGCCACACGATATCCTGTACCAATCCACGGCTTTTCGGGATCGGGATTCATAACGAAATGTAAAATCTCATCATAGTTGTACGCTTTACCTTGATAGATCACTTGATAGCCGTTCACTGTGTCTTGGAATGAAACTGCGCTCGGCTTCAATGGAATTAATTCATCAATCAACTCATCACGGAACTGCGGGTACACAACGCTGTTTCCTTCTCCTGATAAGAGCATGGTATAGACAATGTTATACATCCAGTTCTTACGTGTCATTAGGCTGTATGGACTGATATCAATCTTGCGAGATAATGCATTCTTAACTCGTATGTCTCCATTCTCGGTGTTCTGCATCAGGTGGATCGTCATGGAACTGATTAAGTCTGCTATCTTATGAACCGACATTTTAACTTCGGGATTATCACTCAATCTTGTGTAGCCTGGTACACTTAAAGCGTCTTGTGCGTCTGTTGTCATAAACCATCCTAGATTGGGTTCTGCCCTTGCGCTTCGCCTACTTCGAAATCTATCAAAGATACCCATTTACTCACCCCCCATTCAACCATTTACGTGCTGATCCTGCTTTTTCAATGTTTTCAAGCATCTGAACAGCAGCAAATACAGAAGCATCAAATATATCAATGCGTTGCTCAGGCATGATCTTTTCAAACTGGATCATGTCGTCTGTTTTTTCAATTGCGTGAACATTCTGCACGCAGTATTCGAACGCTTGTGAGTGAAGGTAATATAAGTTACCATCCTTCGCTTGCTTCTCGATCCGTCTGAATCCTTCTGACTTCTTATAGAAATACTGTGGCTGATCCACAATAGAGAAACCTTTACGCTTCATGCCTAGATAGAACTCTCTACCAAACTTACGGTCAAAGCCGACTTGCTTGATTTTGAATCCTTTGGCCTTCATGCCTACAAACCATTTGATCACATCGTCATAGTTGACTGTTGGTGTGTTGCACATGGTCAAAAGTCCGTCATCTCGCCAACCGAATAAAGGAATGTTATCCTCATCTGCTTTACGTGTCGCTGCTACGATCGGGAAGAAGGCATGTGAAACGATGATATCCACTCCGTTGTAATGTCCGTATAAAGTGGCAGCTGTAAGGTCGTGTAACTTGGATAAGTCAGCTCCACCAAACCAATCGATCGGTAGCTTAGCCAGTTCGTCAATTGTCCAGTTGTACTTACGGTCTGATGATTTAAATTCATCGATGTTAAAGTATGACTTCATAGCTGATGTATAGATGTTCAATGACTTAGCCAAGAATGACTTTCTTTGTTGTGGATCGTTCTGTGCTTGCATAGCATCATTCATTAACTCTTGTCCCGATACTGACACGTTATAGTTTGGATTGGCTTTTTCATGTTCGATAGGGTTTGTATAATCAACCTCACCAGTGTCGGGACTCTCATCTGCCTTTGCGATAAAGACAAATAGCTGTTCGTCTGATACTGTGCCTTCTAAGACTTTTTGACAATAAACCATACGGTTATAACAGAAGCTGTTCATGTTGTCGCCTGCCGTTGTTATGCCGATACACAAGCTATTGCGATAGGCTTTACCTGATTCTTTGATGGTGTTGTATTGGCTTGCATTTCGGTACAAGTGCAACTCATCTAGGATCTGAATCAGTGTATTAAGCGAGTCCATCCTGTCACTGTTACCAGCTATCGTCTCAATCCGTAAATATCCATTGCCCAATTTACCACTGATGCTATGTTCTTGGTTGTTATCAAGGATGCGAAATCTCTTATCTTCACCCATGTTTTGAAGGTTGTAGTTAAGAAAGTTGAAGCTCTGTAATGCCTGTTTAAGCTGCGCACCTACTATTACGATCTCTGCACCTGACTTACGTTCTAACAGCCCCATACCCCAAGCTAGAGCAGTCATAAGCGGTGTTTTACCTTGCTTACGTGGAAGCATGTTAAACGCTTCTTTGAATCGCCTTAGCTTAGTCCCCTTATGAAAGAATCCAAGCAGATTGTATATGACGAACTTCTGCCATGGTTGCAACAAAAAAGGTCTACCCCGTAATGGATAGCCCTCCATATCTTCACCCTTCTGATGAACGAACGTCTTTTCAATTACCCCAATAACAAAATCGGGATTCTTTGGATCGAAATCGTACTTTTCATTATTTAAATCGTTTAAGAATCGTTTACATGCTTGGATGATTTCTTTGTTCGCTACTTTTCGTCCTTCAATGATACTGTTGGCATACTCCATTACAATGTCGTAGTTTTCGTTGTTACTCATCCATACTCGCTAAGACAGCTTCTAAAGCTGACTTACCTTCCTTCTCAACCGTAACTGTTTCCAAGGATTTAGGATTGAGACATAAGCGATCGGAGTATGCCAATATATCCTTACGTAACGATTCTAGGGTTGCAACAATTGGTGACTTTTTTGCTCCACCTGCAGCTGTATAACTTTCGTACTGGTACCCGCCTTCTTCAAACTGTTTGTTCAGTATTAGAAACTGATGTACAAGCTCTGAATATAGCGAAATGATACGACCATATTGAGTTTTGTATACGCCTAGAGCCTTCATGTCCTCAATTGTCCTGCGTCTGATTGTTTCCTTTGTCGGTACGTTCGTCATGCTCTCACCTCCTTTGAAAAAAGTTTTGTGTAGGTCGATCTATTGGAAATGGC